AGTTACAGCAGGGACTGCAACAGTAAACACAGCAGGATCGTTGGCACTAAGTCAATATGAAGGTGGATCACTTTATTTCAATACAACTAGCGCAGCTTTATTTTTTGATTATGTACAATCAGCTAGCCCTAGCGGTTTAACTTTCATCACAGGCACTTCATTCTCTGCTGTATCCAGCGTTTCATTACCAAATAGCACTTTTACCAGCACTTACACAAATTACAAGATCATTTTTAACCTTACCGCTGCAGCTGGCGCTATTGCAGAAACAAGAATAAGGATGCGTGCTTCGGGTGCGGATAACACTACATCTGGCTATTATGCTGGCGGTACCGAAGTAAATTACGCTGGTGGTGCGTCAAGTTATAGCGCAAACGGAACAACATATCTTGTGTGGGGCAACATAGCTACATCTACACCACAGAACACACAATTTGAAATAACAATGATGAGTCCGCAGGCTTCATCAACTACAGCATTTAATATAAATGGTGGTAAAGGTTCTTGGACTTGGAAAGCCATGACAGGATTTTTTGAAGGTACTACTTCATTTGATGCTATGACTTTTTACGCAGATGCAGGAACTATTACAGGTTCTTATCGTGTTTATGGAATTGCTAACAGCTAAGGGGATGACTATGACTAAACTATTCAAACAGGTAGGCGATGAGGTTATCGAATTTACCGAGGCTGAATATGCACAAGTTCAGATCGACAAGATCGAGGCTAAGCGAGTAGCAGATGAAGTCGCTGCCAAGCAAGCTAGCAAAGATGCATTACTGGCTAAGTTAGGCATTACTGCCGATGAAGCAGCCCTGCTACTTGGATGAACCCTCAATTAAGTAAAGCTGCTAAGCAACTACGCGAGCAGTTTGATGACACATTCCCAGATCGTGACCGCACATCGGATGGCTGGATCGGTGATACCCGACACGCAGCTCGCCCTAGCGATCATAATCCCGATGCTAATGGCTGGGTTCGTGCCATCGATGTTGATCGTGATGTCAGTGGTAAGTCCAAGCCAGATCTCATGCCAGATATTGCAGATCAGATTCGTCTCTTATGCAAGTCTAAAAGAGAAAAGCGCATTACCTACATTATCTTTAATGGTCTTATCGCCTCCTCTAAAAAAGGTTGGGCATGGCGAGAATACACAGGGGCTAACAAACACACACACCACTGTCACATCTCGTTTGCGAAAGAAGCTGACGATGATGGGGCTTTTTTTCAAGTACCTATGTTAGGAGCAAGTAATGAATGAACTAAAGACAGCAGCAGGTTCATGGGCTAGAGCCTTTCTAGTAGCAGTTATCTCAATGGCAGCAGCAGGGGTCACAGATCCCAAGGCACTTATCGCAGCTGGCGTTGCATCTATTCTGCCTCCAGTATTGCGCTATCTCAATGTTAATGATCCTGCACTGGGCATGAAGAAGTGACACAATCAGACTTCTTTACTCTCTACCTGGCTACTCTTGCAGTGCTAGGTGGTCTATCGGGCTTTGTCATCACGCACCTTTTGTCTGAAATTAAAAGACTTAACGGGCGTGTTGATGAGATCTATAATCTACTTCTAGACCGATAATTTTCCCATGGCAAGAAAAGCGACTAAGGCGTTAGAGGAGCAGGGCTACTCTAAATTAGATGCTTACTGCATTGGGCTTTATGAGTATTTCCTTAGCCTTAAAAGGGCAGGCTTTGCAGAAGATATTGCCATGTTCATGATTACTGAACCCCAAGCATATCCGCATTGGATCTTGCCTGATGGAGTACCGCCCGAGAAGATGGGCGATTACGAAGATGAGGACGATGATTAAGAAACGCTATCTGGTCATCTCGGATCTACAGATTCCCTATCACCATGAGCAAGCCGTTAAGAATCTTATCAAGTTAGTAAAGCGTGAAAAGTTTGACCTAATTTTAAACACCGGTGACGAGCTAGATATGCAGTCACAGAGTCGTTGGGCACAGGGCACTAAGTTAGAATGGGAGGGTACGCTTGATGCTGACAGAAGCCTTGCGCAGAATATTCTGTATGACCTCGGCACAACAGATGTCACTCGCAGCAATCACACAGACAGGCTTTACCATACGCTACTACGAGCACCTAGCCTTATTGGACTGCCAGAGCTTGAGTACGCCAAGTTTATGGACTTCGCCGGACTCGGCATCCGATTCCATAAAAAGCCCTTTGAGTTTCATAAAGGTTGGGTCTTAGTCCACGGAGACGAAGGATCGATGAACTCTAATGCCGGACTTACAGCTCTTGGTCTGGCTAAGAAGTTTGGCAAATCTGTAGTCTGTGGACACACGCACAGAGCAGGCATCAGTGCCTTCACAGAGGGCATAGGAGCCTCATACAGGACTTTGTGGGGCTTAGAGGCTGGGAATGTCATGGACAAGAAGAAAGCCTCTTATCTCAAGGCTGGGAGTGCTAATTGGCAGATGAGCGTGGCAGTGATAGAAACGCATGGAGATCGTGTTAGCCCGATGTTAGTGCCCATAAACAAGGATGGATCATTTACCCTGTATGGACGACTTTACGCTTGACATTCGTACCACGCTAGATGATGCAGTGGACGCTGGAGAATCGTTATCGTTTCGTTACCTAAATGTGCTTGACCGAGTTATGTCAGCGTGAGACTCTAATCTTGTAAGCAGTCAAGGGCACTGCTGCAGATAGGTACACAAATGTCTACAATCGAAATCTACGGGCCATTAGTTCAAGAGAAGTATTACTGCTTGTATTGCAGCTTTGACATGACTATTACAAAGGTCTGCACAGAGTGTAATGAATACAAGAGTGCAGTTACATTGCAAGAGTTCTTTGAGATGAACGGGCACTACCCTAAGCCAAGGCTGGTCAAGTAATGACAATAGAAGAAAAAGCATTACTAATCTGCCTAATAGGTATAGTCTTTGGCATGATACTTGTAGCTGTAGATGCTTACAAGACCGGCTATGAACGCGGAGTCCGAGAGGGCTGGCATCGAGGCCGAGCATTAAGCCGACAGGAGTTCTGGGAAGAATGAAAGCCAAAGAGATTCTACTATCAGCAACCGACACAATTAGAGATCGTGGCCTTACCTATGGTCATCCAGCCGATAACCTAGAGCATACAGCGATGTTGCTAAGTGCTTATTTACAGATGCCGATCCACGATTACCAGGTTGCAGGGATCATGGTTCTAGTTAAACTGGCTAGGACTAATCAATCAGCACACCACATAGATAATTGGGTGGATCTATGCAGCTATGGCGCACTGGCTGGGCAACTAGCCTCAGAGGAGAATGAGCTCTATGTTTAATTTAGCCGATTACGAGACAGTTGAGGTGAGACTTGAGAAGTTTATTAAGGACTATCCAGATTTTCGGATTGCTACTGAGTTGGAAGTGTGCGACAAAGATCGATATATTGTTAAAGCATATCTTTATAAAGTTACTGCCGATCTTGTTGCATGGACAACAGGGCTCGCGGAGGAGAAGGTTACTGATAGAGGCGTTAATAGCACTTCAGCACTGGAGAATTGCGAGACTTCGGCGATCGGCAGAGCTCTTGCTAATGCAGGTTATGCTGCTAAAGGGAAGCGACCTAGCCAAGAAGAAATGAAAAAGGTAGTTGCTATAAAAGTAGTAAAGCCAGTGGTACAGGATCTTGTACCAGACCAGCAGGACTATTGGACTACTCCAGTCAATGAATATATGAAGGTAGTCGATGCTCCAGTTACCCTAGACAAGGCTATGGAGAATGTAGCTGCAATCATGGGCACAGCTGAAGCAGTCGAAGTGCCTACTTGCTCGCATGGGCATCGCGTCTGGAAGACAGGCAAGGCCAAGACTGGCAAAGAATGGGCGCACTACGCATGTCCTTTGTTAGGACATGCTGGTATGGAGGGTAAATGCGAACCGATCTGGTATGAAATAAACAATGTAGGTAAATGGCAACCACAGAGAGCGAGAGGCTAATGGGTAATATTGGTATAAAGATAAATGGTGAATGGCTGGATCTTATGTCGGCATTCGTACCATGTCAGTTATGCAATGAGCCAGTTCAGATCAAGGACTTAGCAGATATATCCTCTGATCCTGTAAATGGCATAGTTATCTGGCAGTGTAAAAAGTGCAGTACAGTTAATGGCTAATCTAATGACAGCTGCAATAATTGTGCTAGTAATCTGTTCACTATGGCTAGGTTATTTAGCAGGATCTCTCAATGGATAGATTAGAGCTGCTTAAGCAGATGCCTATAAATCTAGAGTTAGATGATACAGATACAATTAAGTGCTCACGATGCGAAGAAAAGACACCGGAGGCAGAAGTGCAATCGGTTGGTGCATGGTGGTTGTGTGGAATCTGTTATGACGATCTGTAATGGCTAAGGTCTATGATTGTCCTGAGTGTGGATGGGTGACAGCGTGTTACCCAAATTGCCCACTTTTACAAGAAGGAGACTGTCCTTGTTATTACGGTGGATCATGTCCTACTGATGGGAAACACATTGGCTAGTCAAGCAAGGAAACACAGAGGTTTCCGCACAGAGCGCGTAGTAGCTAAGTACCTATCGACTTGGTGGCAGGGCGCATGTGTGGGAAGGGGTAGTGGCAAGGATATTGTTAATGTGCCGTTTGATGTTGAAGTAAAGGCCAGGGCAGGCTTTCAACCTCTTGCGTACTTAAAGCAATTAAAGGCTCGGACATCCACTTCGGGGGAATTAGGATTCGGAGTCATAAGGCTTAACGGACAAGGCGAAGATGCTGCCGAGTATTGCGCCATCATCCGACTAGCTGATCTCTTGCCACTACTCATATTAAAATATGGTCATCTTACTAGCGAACCTACAGATGCAGACATTGACCGCTGCTCTAGCTGCGGGTCTTACATGATAAGGAAGTGCCTCACTTGCCATCCTACGATTACAAATGCGCCAGATGCAATCTCAGTCAAGAAGTCCAACATGGATGGCACAGTAGACCAATGATCTTATGCACTTATTGTAATGAACCTATGGTTAAGGCAATCAGTTCATCTGCCATTCACTTTAAAGGCAAGGGCTTCTATTCAACTGATAAATAGTTATCCACAGAAGTTATCCACAGGAGGTCTCAATGAAGCGACACACCGCTCTGACCAGCACTTATGTAAATGTATTTGACAGCGATGGTACGCTAACGGCGCAGAGCCCTTCAGGGGCTCACCGCGACCCGCTGAGGCGGGTAGGTCGCGGGGTGCTAGTAGCTATTGGGATATCTCTATGCTTTATGCCTGTAGCAGGAGGATCTATACCCAAGCAATATGTATCTTATAAAGAATATGCATTACATCTATTAGGCTATAACTATAAAGAATATAAATGTCTATCTATACTCTATGGTAAAGAATCAGCATGGAATCCTAAAGCAGCTAATGGATCACACTATGGTATTCCTCAAGGTAGGAGTGAGTGGCTGCGTACACAGGATGGCTACTCTCAGGTACGCTGGGGTCTTGACTATATTGGTAACAGATATGGTGAACCATGCATAGCCTTAGATCATTGGAGAAAGTTTAATTGGCATTAGATAAGTTAAACAGCCGTAGGTACAGGGCACATAAGCAACGAGTGTTTATGCGTGATGGTAGGCAGTGCCGGTACTGTGGCTCAGATGAAGAGCCATTGCATATAGATCACATCATTCCACGCAAAGCTGGTGGTACTCACGATTTAGATAACCTTCAAGTGCTGTGCAAGCAATGCAACCTACGCAAGTCATCAAAGCTAGAAGGGGTTTTTTTAGCACAAACGGCTAC